ACGCATGCGTGCAAAAGCAAGCAAGGTTGTTGAACTGGAAGAAGCAATCACAGAATTGAATGAACGTTCTGCAATCGAATCAGAAAAATTGGACCGTGCTGAAACTGAAGAAGAAGTTTCAACAGTTGAAAAGAGCCTTGAAGACATCCAAAAAGAATTGGAAGAAAAACAAGCAGAAAAAGCAAAACTTGAAGAAGAAATTGAAGAACTTCAAAAACAAGTTGATGAACAAAATCGGAAAGCCCCAACTTATCCAGACGGGGAGCAACGTGGAGGAAAGAAATTGGAACAACGTGACGCAATCGCTAAATACATTCGTACTGGTCAAACTCGTGACATCACAGGCTTGAAAACTACTGATTCAGGAAGCGCAGCTTTAATCCCTACTGAAGTTTTGAAACCTCATTTTGTTAACAAAACACGTAATCCACTTTTGGATCTTGTGGAACGTGTGAAAGTTAACAGTGGATCTGGTAAATATCCGGTTATCAAGAAAACGGATGGTGTAATGGTTTCAACAGATGAATTGAAATCAAATCCAGAACTCGGAAAACCAGCAATCAGCGAGATTGATTATTCAATCAAGACTTACCGTGGATATATTCCTGTGTCACAAGAAATGATTGACGACGCAGACTATGACATCATGGCTATTGTTGAAGACGAAGTGATCAATCAAGGTGAAAACACTGAATTGTCATTAGTTACAGCTGTCCTCAAAACAGCAACTCAAGCAGATGCAGCTGGATTTGATGGTATTAAAGATATCTACAACAAGAAACTTAAATCAATTTACAAAGCAAGCATCGTTGTAACTAAGTCAATGTTTGCCGCACTTGACAAGGTGAAAGACAAAGATGGGCGTTACATGCTTCAAACAGATGTGGCTTCACCTACTGGCTATTCATTTGGTGGGAAAACAATCTACAAAGTAGATGACACAGTGTTTGGAAACGAAGGAGACATGAAATTCTTCATCGGTGATGTTACTGAGTTCGTCAAAGAGTTTGACCGTTCTCAAGTATCTGTTAAATGGGTGAACAATGACATTTACGGACAATTGCTTGGGCTTTTTATCCGTTTGGATATGAAGAAAGTAGATGAAGAAGCTGGATTCTTTGGAACCTACACTGACGTTGTGGCTTAAGGAGGTAGCGTATGAGCTATAAAGTAATCCGTCCTTTCAAGGACTTGGCTGATCCTGAAAAACATGACTATGCTGTTGGCGATATCTTTCCTCGTGAAGGATATGAGCCGACAGATAGCTTTACCAACGGTCTTTTGACTGGTGCTAACACTGCTGGCTCTATTTTCCTTGAAGTTTTTGGGGATGATGAACCTAAGAAACCAGCGTCTAAAACAAAAGAAGTGAAGGAAGAGCCCGCAGATGAGCAGGAAGAAACAGTTGAGGAAACTGCTGAAGAGCCTGCTAAGGAAGTTGAGGAGTAAACATGGACGAAGGTCAGCTTTTGGAATTGCTGAAACTCAAGCTGGGTATTTCAACTGACTTGAGAGACAAGCCGTTAAAAAAAATCATTTCAAGTGTCATCACTGAATTGACCGATAATCTCGGTATCGAGCTTGTTGGTGAACGTGCTGACCATGAGATGTTTATCGTCGACTATGCTGCTTATCGCTATGAGGGTGGGGTGGATATGCCACGTCATCTTCAATGGCGACTGCATAATTTACAGATAGCATCAAAGAAAGAGGTCAAGAATGTGGAATCATGAAATCACGCTGATCTCTAAAAAAGTCACAGGTAAGGATAAGTTACTACAACCAATCTCTAAAGATGTTGAAGTTGCTCTCTTATGTCGCAAAAAGAGGGTTACTCGCTCTGAATTTTATCAAGCGAATCAAGCAGGTTTAAAGCCGAGCTTGGTCGTTGAGATTCGAAATTTTGAGTATGAGAATCAAGAGTTTGCGAAGTTTGAAGGTAAGCAATATCGCATTTTGAAAACCTATCCTATTGATTCTGAAATTTTAGAGTTGACTTTGTCAGAGGTCTTGAAATGAGTAATGACCTTGCTGATTTGATAGCGAAAGAGCTTGCAGCTTACTCTGACGAGGTTACTGAAGAAGTGGATAAGATTGCAGAGCAGGTGGCTGATGAGACTGTGGATGAGTTGAAAGAGACAAGTCCTAAACGGTACGGAAAGTATCGTAGAAGTTGGAAAAAGAAGAAGTTGGCCAATGGCTCTTTTGTTGTCTTCAACGCAGTTGCAAGTCTTACTCACATACTTGAGAACGGACACATTTCAAGAAATGGTGGTCGTGTCGCTGGTATCGTCCACATCAAGCCAGCTGAAGAAAAAACAATTCAGAACTTTGAGAAGCGTATCAAGGAGATTGGGAAATGAAGCTATCAGACTTTGCTGTTATTTTGGAACAGGCAAACTTGCCTGTCACTTATCGAGCGTTTAAAATCGGGAACGCTCCTGACCTACCTTACCTGGTCTATTATGAATCTAGTCCAGCCATCAATGCAGCTGACAACACGGTTAATCATCAAATTAAGAGCGTTACAGTAGAGCTAGCTTTTGAGCAGAAGGATGAAGATTTGGAAGAACGTCTGGAAGAGCTGTGGACAACCCACGAGCTCTTTTTCGATGTTCAAGAAGAAACATTTATTGAGGCTGAAAGACTCTATGTCAAGTCTTATACGGTCTATCTATACTAAGGAGGAATGACATGAATCAAGAAAATAAAGTAACCTTTGGATTAAAAAATGTTCACGTTGCGCCAATTAAATCAATTGGTGCAGATGGAGTGATTGCTTACAATGAAATTTTCCGCTTTCCTGGGGCAATGGAATTGACATTGGATCCAAAGGGTGAATCAACACCAATCAAAGCAGATGACATGGATTATCACTTTATGAATTCAAATGAAGGATATGAAGGTAAATTTAAAATCTCTCACATTATTGAAATGTTTGCGACTAATATTTTGGGTGAAATCAAAGATGCTCAGACGGGTGTTTTGACTGAAAAAGCTGATGCAGAATTCACATCATTTGCCTTGATGTTTGAATTTTCAGGGGACAAGAATAAAACACGTCACGTCCTTTACTACTGTTCAGCGAGCCGTCCAGGCAATGGCTCAAAAACCAAAAATGGTACAAACGTCAACGAGCGTGAACTTGGCTTTAAGGCAAGTCCTCGTCCTCTGGATTCAGTTGTTAAACGTTCTATCACATCAGCTGATAGTAAAGAAATTTATGACAACTGGTTCAAGAAAGTGTATGAACCTACTGCGGTGGTAGCTTAAGGAGAAAATCTATGCGTAAGATCGTTTTGGTTGGTGATCAGGAGTATGAGTTAGGCACAAATGGCTATACTCCTATCGCATACAAGCAACAATTTGGGAAAGATTATTTCCAAGATTTGTTCTCAATGTTGAAAAATCAATCATTCATGAATGAATTGAACAAGCTGGAACATGACAAGGAATTGACAGCGACTAATATTGATATTTCGATGTTGTCAGATTTTGATATGACCTTTTTCAACCGTCTTTTTTGGACCTTTGCTAAATCTGCAAATCCTCAAATCAAACCTTATGAACAATTCTTCATGGAAATGGAAGTCTTTCCGATTCAGGAAGTTGGTCCTGTGTTGATGGAAATGCTGAATGCGAGCATGACGACAAAAAAGCACCAGATGACTCAGAATCAGCTAGCGAAGAAATTTTCACAGTAGAGTCCTATCTGTCTTGCTGTAAAGAAACTGGTCTGTCTATCGACGATCTAAAGCACATTTCAATCGGAATGGCTCTAGATTATCAGACGGATTATGTAAATTTACGGAGCGAGGATAAAGGTGGCGAACGGAAGGCAACGCAAGCTGATTTTGACAGTTTTTAAAGAAAAAATGAGTGCTGAGAGAGCGATTCTGAGACCAAGTTCCTTGAACTGACTGCATTATCAGTCGTAGAAATCCTCTCAGCACTTTTCTATTTTTTTGAGAAAGGAGGAAATATGGCAGGAAATATCAAAGGTATCAAAATTGAAATTGATGGCGACACGCAACCATTACAGAAGGCGTTAAAAAATGTTAATAAGGCTGCTACTGATGCAAGTCAGGAGTTGAGACAGATTGACAAGGCCTTGAAGTTTGATACAGGGAACGTAACGCTTTTGACTCAGAAGCAAGAAGTTCTGCAAAAGCAAGTTTCGACGACCAAAGAGAAACTAGAAACCTTGAGACAAGCTCAGTCTCAGGTGGAGCAGCAATTCAAAAATGGTGATATTGGTGCTGACAAGTACCGTGCTTTCCAACGTGAAGTCGAAGTTACTCAAAATGTCCTGAAGGGATATGAGGGTAAGCTTGCAAGTGTGAATCAGGCGCTTGCTGAGAATGGGAGTGCTACTCAGAACAACAAGAACCAATTAAAAGAATTGCAAAATGAGCAGAAGCAACTGGCTAGCGAGAATGAAAAAGTAGTCAGTTCATTCAAATTGCAAGAAAGTCAGCTAGGAGCTAACGCAAGTGAAGCTGACAAATTGGCGCTTGCTGAGAAAAGGATTGGAGCTCAATCTGATATCGTTGCTCGGCAGATTGAAAATCTAGAAAAACAACTAGCTCTTACAAAGCAAGAGTATGGTGAAAATTCAGCTGAAGCCAATAAAATGGAAACTCAGTTGAATCAAGCTAAAACAGCTTACTCGAATCTCTCTCAAGAGATGAATAATCTTGGGAGTGCTGGGAAACAAGCGAGCGGGTCTCTTAGTGAAACAAACAATCTCTTAAAAGCTGAATTGCTCAATCAATTTTCTGAAAAACTATCGGATATCAGTCAAAAGCTGGTTGATTTTGGTAAGAGTGCTCTTGAAGCCTTTCGTCAAGTTGACGAAGGCATGGACACCATCGTTACTAAAACTGGCGCCACTGGTGATAGCTTGAAAGGGATGCAAGATATCGCTTCAAGCATCGCAACAACTATCCCAACTGACTTCAGCAAAGCTGGGGAAGCTGTCGGAGAGGTCAACACACAGTTTGGTTTAGCTGGAGATGCCCTCAAAGATGTATCCGTAGAAATGATTAAATTTGCTGAAATTAATGGTACAGACATCACCAATTCAACCATTTCAGCAAGTAAAGCTTTGGAAGCTTACGAGCTATCAACAAGCGATTTAGCAAAGGTTTTAGACTCTACTACTTACACAGCTCAATCGACTGGTGTATCTGTTGATGACTTGATGAAGAAAGCTATCGAAGGCGCACCACAGATTAAAATGCTAGGCCTCTCATTCGAGGAAGGTGTAGCACTACTTGGACAATTTGAAACAAGTGGTGTGGACGCTTCAAGTGCTTTATCAGGATTAACGAAGGCAGCAGGCTCTTACGCTAAACAAGGCAAGACTTTAAAAGAAGGTCTTGTCGAAACAATCGATAAGATAAAGAATACAACTAGCGAAACCGAAGCAATGGGTCTAGCTATGGAAATTTTTGGTGCTAAGAAAGCACCTCAAATGATTGACGCAATCAAGCGTGGTTCTTTTGACTTCCAGTCATTTGCTGAATCTGCTGAATATTCAGTAGGAGCAGTTTCTAAGACATTTGAAGCCACTCTGGATCCTATCGATAAATTTAAGACAGCACAAAACTCAGCCACTCTAGCCATGTCTGAACTAGGCGCAGCAATAGCTGAAACTCTAGCACCTATTTTTGAAGTGTTAGGAAACATGGTAAAAGACATAGCAGAATGGTTCAGTGGTCTACCTGGACCCGTTAAAGAATTTATCGTAATTTTGGGAGGGGTAGTCACAGTTGCTGGCATTCTAGTCCCAATATTCTTAACCTTGCAAGCAGCAGCAGTCGCGCTTGGAACATCCATCGGAGCGATGATTGCAGCAGCTGCACCTATAATCGGTATTGCTGCTTTAATTGTTGCCGCTATTGCAGCAGTCATCATCGGTATCAAATATCTATGGGACACAAACGAGGGATTCCGAGATGCAGTCATGACAGTCTGGAATGCTATTCTGGAAGTCATTAACAAAGTTGTAAGTGAAGTTTCTGACTTCATTATGAGCATGTTTGGAGTGGTTGTCAATTGGTGGACCGAAAACCAAGAGCTTATACGATCTAGTGCAGAAACAGTCTGGAATGCTATCCAAACCGTAATTGATGCAGTCATGACAGTCTTAGGTCCATTAATCGAAGGCGCCTGGGCGAATATCCAACTGGTCATCACAACCGCTTGGGAAGTCATCAAGACTGTAGTTGAAACTGCAATCAATGTTGTTTTAGGCATCATCAAGGCAGTCATGCAGATCATCACAGGTGACTGGTCAGGAGCCTGGGAAACAATCAAGGGAGTGTTCTCAACTGTCTGGAATGCTATCCAAAATGTTGTTCAGACCATCTTCACAGCTATCCAATCGTACATTTCAAATACGATAAACGCCATTTCAAGTACAATTTCAAATGTATGGAATGGAATTTCAAGTACAATTTCAAATGTATTAAATGGTATTTCAAACACTGTTTCAAATGTTTGGACAGGAATCAAGAATTCAATCGGGAATGCTATAAACGGAGCCAAAGACCTTGTAAGCTCTGCAATAAGTGCGATTAAAGGTCTATTTAATTTTAGTGTTAGTTGGCCACATATTCCACTACCTCACTTTTCAGTGAGTGGTTCAGCAAATCCATTGGATTGGTTGAGTCAAGGTGTGCCAAGCATCAGCATCGAATGGTATGCTAAAGGCGGTATCATGACGAAACCGACCATTTTTGGAATGAATGGCAACAACCTTATGGTTGGTGGTGAAGCTGGTAACGAAGCAGTATTGCCACTTAATGATCAAACGCTTGGTGCTATCGGTCGAGGTATTGCTCAGACAATGGGTGGAACTTCACCGACCATCAACATTACTATTACTGGCAATACTGTCAGAGAAGAAGCTGACATCACTAGAATTGCTGATGAGGTGGCTCAACGTATTGCTGACGAATTGCAACGTAAGACACAATTGAGAGGAGGTATGGCATGATAAAACATAACGAGCTTGTGATTGACGGTGTAAGAACATCGTCTTTTCCATTTAAGGTCATCGTCCATGATTCTCCCTCGGTTGCATTAGGAGAAGGCAAAACAGCTCTTCTTGAGCACGGTGGAATTAGTGGAGCAATCGTACAAACCAACAAACACAGAGGTCTTGTAAAGAAGACTTACTCAATCTATCTTGTAAAACCTACTGAAGAACAGATGAATCAGTTCATGAGCCTGTTTATTCGTGAGAAATTCTGGCTAGAGAATGAGCAAGTTAAGACAACCAAGTTATGGTGCTATAAAGTCAGTGTGACAGAATTAGACCAAGTCAAACCTGGTCTTTATATGACTAAGGCAACTTTTACTTGTCATCCAACTAAGTTTTTCAAAACAAGTGACACGCAAACTTTAACAAAAAGTGGGACTTTGACCGTTCAAGGTTCTGCTCTTGCCTTTCCTAAAATCACAATCGTTGGTCAGAGCACTTCTGAAACTTCATTTACAATTGCTGGTCAGGTCATTCGTCTTGAACGACTCACTGAGTCGCTTGTGATGGTCAATAATCCTGACAATCCAAGTTTTAAAACAACAACAGGAAAGCCAGTCAAATGGTCAGGGGATTTTATCACAGTTGATCCAGCAAAAGTGAAGAATGTTGGTGTTGTTCTAGGTCAAGGTATTCAATCGCTTGAAATCGAGACGGTTTGGGGGTGGGCATAATTGCTTTATCTACTTAATAAAGATGTGAGAACCGTTCGGTGGAACGGGGAGCCACTTCATGAAGCAACTTCGGCAATTGTTAAAGAGGCCATGAATGGTGATTTCACCTTAACTGTGAAATATCCTATTTCTGACTCTGGTATTTATCAACTTATTCAAGAAGATATGTTGATAAAAGCGCCGACTCCTGTTCTTGGTGCGCAGCTATTTCGCATTAAGAAACCTATTGAACACAATGATCATCTGGAAATCACAGCCTATCATATTTCAGACGATGTGATGCAACGTTCTATCACACCAGTAAGTGTGACTAATCAGAGCTGTGACATGGCTCTTTCTCGCATGGTTCAAAACACCAAAACCGCTTTGGGAGATTTTTCTTTCAATAGCGATATCCAGGATCGTAGGACCTTCAACACGACTGAAACAGAAACTCTGTACTCTGTATTGCTTGATGGCAAGCATAGTATCATTGGGACGTGGGAAGGTGAGCTGGTTCGTGATAACTTTGCGATGACTGTCAAGAAGAGTCGTGGCGAGAATCGTGGTGTTGTTATTACAACGCACAAAAATCTGAAGGACTACCAACGCACAAAAAACAGTCATAATGTTGTCACAAGAATTCATGCAAAGTCGACTTTTAAACCTGAAGGTGCTGAAAAAGAAACGACTATCAGAGTGACTGTTGATAGTCCTCTTATCAACTCATACCCTTATATCAATGAAAAAGAGTATGAGAACAACAACGCAAAGAGTGTTGAAGAGTTGCAGAAGTGGGCACAGGCTAAGTTTTCAAATGAGGGCATTGACAAGGTCTCTGATGCTATCAAGATTGAAGCCTATGAACTTGATGGGCAAGTTGTTCACATGGGTGATACGGTCAATCTCAAGAGCTGGAAACATAATGTCGATGCATTCAAGAAAGCTATTGCTTATGAGTTCGATGCCTTAAAAGAAGAATACATTTCTCTGACTTTAGATGATAAGGCAGGCGTTGGTGGTTCTAGAGCTTCTGGTGGCCTATCTAGCGCAGCTGATGCCATCCTTGGAGTGACAGAATCAGCTCAAGAAATTGCCCTTGAAAAAGCTCTTCAAAATGCAGACTTAGATTTTGATCACCAAGCTGAATTGTTAAGACAAGAAATTGCGGACGGTATCGAACTTGCAAAAGCTAAAGCAGAGGAAAACAAGCGTGCTCTATCAGATGAAATCGACAATCGTTTTTCAAATTTTGATAGCAGCATGAACGAGAAACTTGAAGACCAACGAACAAAAATCGAAGAGATTCGTGCGATTGGTTCAACAGTTACTCAAACCGCTGAAGAAGCTTTAGAAGAAGCTAGAAACGCTCTTGAGTCCGCTAATACTTCTAAAGGTTTGTCTGATTCCAACTTTGCCAAAATAGAGCAGATAACAGACAGAATCAAAACACTTGTGACTAAACAAGAGGTTGACCCTCTGACAGATAGGTTGAGAATTGCTGAAAGCAGAATCGAAGTTCAAGCTGGCCAGATTATTGAGAAATTGTCTCGTACCGATTTTGACAGATTGGCCAATGACAAAGGTTTTCAAAATGCTACTCAAGTCCAGAATATTGTCAAGAATTCTGTCGACGGATTCCAAAGAACCATCTCACGTATTGAAACCAAACTGAGAGATATTATTAGAAATGATAACCTCTTGCAAAATTCGTCCATCATTCCAGCGGGGGACTCCTTGAACGGAACTTGGGGATTGTATTTGTCAGGTGGTAACGGTCGGACAGATGTTATCGAATTAAGAGATGCACCGCATACAGCTATCAAGAAGGCTATTCGTATTGTAGGAAACACGAACGGTGGAAATAAAGATATCGGTCAAAAAGTTAATTTGGTTGTTGGCGAAAAATACACAATGTCGTGCTGGGCGAGAGTATCTAGCAATAGTACGAGTCAGAATGTCAATTTGTTGATGCGTGCATGGACTACAAATGATAATAATCGTAGATTATTCAAATCTATCTCGAACAAAGATTGGGTTAGATATCAATTCACATTCACAGCAGATACAGTATCTAACTCAATACAATTTGGTCAAAGTGGAAATGGTAGTCTTGAAATCTGCGGTATGAAACTTGAACACTCTGACCGCATGACTGACTACGATGTTAACACTTCTGAAATCGTTAGCGTCGCTGATTTCAACGATGTAGTTGATACAGTT